GACATAATACTCATCGATGAATGGGCTGAACTGGTTGTTCCTAGCATTAGGAATCTGGTGACCAGTGCTGTTTACAGTAAGAACCTTGTTGGCAAACTCATTGTTAGCAGCCTTGTTATTGATCTTACGAACGAACTTGATCTTCATTGGATCAATGTAGCGTAGATCCATGATGCCGTCCTGAGGACGCTCAAAGTCAATTACTTTTAGATAATGTAGTCTACCGTCAATGTACCAGTTACGGAAGATCTCATGAGCACGCTTGTCGAAGTCCAACATCTCTTTGATGTACTGGAATTCTTGGCGAATGATCTTCTTTACTTTATCAGTAGCATTAACGTTACTAAGCTCAATTTGAACTGGTGACTCGTAGGTGTCACTGACGATTGCTTCGTTGACAATATCCTCGATAGCGCTGTCCACTTCTGGGAACAGTGCCATCTGTCGATAGCGACGAATTAGCTCATACTCAGTTCTAAAAATGCCTTCAATGTCAACGTATGCGCTACCAAAACCACCGGCAGCAAAATAATCAACGCCGTCTTGATTGTTCTCTGGTACTGGACTCAGCGAACCTGGGCGTTGGATATCATCATCGTGAATTGAAAAACCAAACAGTCTTCCCATAATAAAAAGTTGGCGTATACCTTCCTTACTCTTCTATTTAGCACACAAAAAAAGGACCCCTTTTTGAGGGGTCCTTGGAAAGCTGATTGAAGCTTAGAAGATGTCTTCGCCACCTGCGTTTGGACCAACGCCAGCGATTGCTTCCCACCAGAGGACCTGCATCTCTACAGTGAATTCCTCGATCTGGTCTGTGGACTCGTAGTTGAGTTCCATAGAAGCGATGTTGGTTGGGAAAGTATCGTGGAGACGATATGTACGGAGTGTAGAACCGTCACGGTCTAGCTGGTAGACATATGCGTCAGCCTGATACTGGCTGGGGTCCTGAGTGCCGGTGCCATCACGCATGGAGTTCATGCTGTTAGACCACTTCTCAAACGCGGAACGTAGAGCGAAGTCTGTGTCGTTTAGAACGGTGATGGTCCAGGTGTCGAAGCTTCTGTCACCAGCAATCTTTAGTGTCCTGCCACGGAAGGGAACTTCGATGGGGGTGATGTTAGATGCTGGTAGAGCAGCTGCCTTGACTAGGAAACGAGCCTTGTCTAGGGTGTCTGTGTCGGTAGGCGCCGATAGGGGAAAGTTTAGTGCAACTTCAAATAGATTAGGACGAGCACCGCCGCCTGTCATCTTCGCTTTGAAGTCACTAATCGTCCTAAAAACGGGCGACTCTACCTGAACTCTTGTACTTGCCATTAGTTTTCTCCTCTTGGATTAGGTAGTTGTGAATTAAACAGTGCCAACGATCTCTTCAAAGCTAACGCCGCTGCGGGTTGCAACGAATGTTAGACCGATGAAGTTGATGGAACGTGTGGGCTTGACGAAGATGTCGGCAACAAACTCGTTACGGTCGATGACAGCAGGTGTGTTGTTGGTTTCGTCACAAACAACGATATAATCAGTAATACCGCGCTTAGATTGAATATCACGGAGGAAAGGCTCAATGATGTTCACGAAGCTTGTGCGGGTAACCTCGTCGTTGAATTCAAATAGGATGTCCTTAGCGGCTGCTACGATAGCATCCTGAATAAAGATGAATAGGCGGCGAACGTTGATACGGTCGAATGCAGAGGAAGCAGAAAGACCAGTCTTGTCACCGAATAGGATGATGCCACCTACATCAGCAGCGAATACAACTGGGTTGATACGTGCAGAGTAGAGACGGTCGCGTTGGATTTGGGTGGGGTTGTAGGCTAGGCGTACACCGTTTAGAACCGCGCCACGGGTTGTACCAGCAGGGGAGAACCAGGGGAAGGCGATTAGATCGGTACGTACACAGCAGCCTGCGATGTCACCGTTTAGAGGTACCCAACGGAACTTGTCGTTGAAGCGATCGTACATGTACTTGTAGCCACTATCGAAGATAGCGAAGCTAGAAGAAGCAACTGTACTGTAGAAGCTGATGATGTTATCAGTGATCTGGTTAGATTTGATAGTTACCTGACCGCCAGCGGCGCTGTCAGTAATCTGTGAGCTTCTGTAGGGGCTAATGAAGGCTAGAGCGTCCTTACGCTGCTCAGCGATGGCAATTAGCTTGTTAGCTAGTGATTGTGCCTCAGCTTCGCCGTAGGAGGCAGAGCCCATTAGTAGGAAGTCTACGTTGGTGTCATCGTTAGACTCGAAGTTGTCGTAGCCAGCAGCGATATCGCCAACGTCTACTCGTAGAGCGCCGGTTTGCTCGATGTCAGTACCACCATCATAGTTGGTACCGTCATCTAGAATTAGCTGCTTGTTACCACAAGACCAGAACTGGGTGTTACGGACTTGCTGATCCCACTGACCGCCGGTCTCGGGAACATAGGTGCCAGGCTCGAAGCTGGTTGTAGTGACGCCAGTAGGTTCGCTACCACCGAAGATATATGCAGAAGCATTAGCAAGGAACTTTCTCCAGTAGGAGGGAGTGCCTACAGAGAATTCTGCATCTCTACCTTTTGACAAGCCTAGATCTTTCTCTAGGATGGAACCAGCGTTACCACTTACTTCGCCAGTATCATCGAATACTACAACGTGAACTTCGTCGAAACGGCAGTTACGGTTACGTGCATATTCGGTGGTTGTTGGGCGGTTAGCAATGGTGTTCCAGGGAACTTGTACGCGACCACCTTGTAGTGTGACAGTCTGGCTATCGAACCAGTCTGTGGGGGAAGTTACGGAAGTAATTCCGGTTACTACGCCCACTTCGTTGCGGATGGTGTAGTCACCACCTACAAAAGACCAAGTACCACCTTGCTGATAATCAACTTCAGCCTCGATTCCTTGGTTAGGACCAGAGGATGGGGTGAAGGATAGAATCTTAACTTCTAACTCATCAGCAGCAGTGCTGAGTCCGGTAATAATACCTTTTAGTTCGCCTTCTACGAGCTGGGTTGTACCAGCGCCGGCAGCGACCTTTGAAATAACTTGAGTAATGCCTTGACCTAATGCAATTGGAGCTGTGGCAGTTGTGCCTAAACCGATTCCGCCAAGAATCTGGTCAGCTTTACCATCTAGTAGAGCAACTCTAATGCCATTAGCCCAAGAACCGGGGTTACGGGCAACTACTGTTACGCCAGGAATGATATTATCATCATAGCCGAGGGCATTATAGTCCTCAAGGCTTCTAATTTTAATTGGTGTTGTGGATACGCCAGCGTAGCTATTCGACAATTGATCGTTATCCGATCTGACAACCTGCATAATACCACCGTATGAGAGGTAGGATGCGATAGTTAGCCATCCCTCATACTGTCTATCAGTAGAAGAAGGTTGTCCGAAAACTTCAAGAAGCTCATTTTCGCTTGCGATTAGTACAGGCTCATCAACAGGTCCTCTTGCAAAAGAGGCAACAATAGCACCGGTTTTATCTGAGGCAGTTTGAACCTGACCTAAAGTAAGGTCAATCTCCCTGACTAGAACACCGGGCGATGCTAAATTTACGGGCATCTTTGTGTCTCCCTATGAAAGTCCGAATAATCTAAAAATATTTAGTAAAACGTGACTTTTGAGACGCCCTTAGCTGTATTCCCACATATAACTCATATCACCGTACTCATCAGTATGCCAAACATCGCCCTGAGCATCTACAAATTTGCTCTCTGGATCACTTAACCCATCACTCACAAAACCAAAGGGTGCCATATCTGCTTCGATATGCTCTTCCTTCTCTTCATATATTTCTTTACGTACATCGTTATCTGTCATCTCGCGGAAGAAGTCTTGAGCCACGCACCAGGCAAAAATTACCAAGCACATTGCCAAGTCATCATTACAGCCGTCTTCAGCGGCAAACGAATTATTTTTAGCAATAAAGGTTGTGAGCTCTTGTACAATGTGGAAGTCTTCAAAGATAAGCTTCCTTTCCTCTACAAGGGCTTTCAAGTTGGAGCAGCCTAGCTTCTTAGTGGCAACGCTCATCTTGACGCCTAGCTGGGTCTTAGAGCCACTGAAGCCGGAGCCTAGCTGCTGACCAGCCCTACCACGCATAGCGCACATCATGACGTTGGGATACTCCAAGTCATAGTTGAGGATAGAAGCTACCTGATCTCCAATGTCATTGACCTCAATAAGGAGGTGTGCCATGTTATAGGCTTTGCCCACCTTCTCAATCACTGAGGGAAATACCATGGGTTTGATTTCATTATCACGGTACTTAGCGACCACTCGGTATGGGAACTGGGTGATATCAAATACCACGAATGCAGAATAGTCTTTACCTACACCACGAGCAACGTCCACCGTGATTACATATCTCTTGTCTTCCTGAGGTGCCTCGTAGATATCAAGTGAGTCGTTCTTACTGTCAGGCTCACGATATTCCATCGAGCGTAAGGCAGATGGAGCGATCAGTGTGTCAACCGAACCGATGAATTCGCACTCGAATTCGACCTTGAACTGTTCTTCGCTGGTGTTCTTAATTGTAGTGGCTTTCCATTCCTCGTCTCTTCCCGGTACATCACTCCAATGTACCTCGATGGGGTTGTAGTCATTCTTGCCCTTCTCAGCATCACTCCACATCCTGTAGAAGTGATTCATACCATGAGGGGTAGAAACGATAATAACCTTTGTGGATTTACCAGAAGTAATGGTAGGATATACAGACGCGAAGAACTGGTCAGCAATATTGTTTTGAACGAACGCAAATTCGTCTAGGAAGATGATGTTGAACGACATACCACGAACGGCAGACGCTGATGTAGATGCCGCTAGGATGGTAGATCCATTTTCCAGTTCAACAGAACCTTTGTTCCAAGAGATGACGCCGTGCTGCATCCATTGGGGTAAGTTTTCATAAGCTAGCTGTAGACGACCAAGAATCTCACGTGCAGTGGACGCCTTGTTTGCTAGGATGCCAATGGTGACGTTATCGTTGAAAAGTAGGTAGTAC